TCACAGAAGATTCGACCACAGCGAACTGGGGATAAACCGCTAAAAAATCGGAAGGGAGAACCATCCGCTACCCCCGAATGTTCATAGTGTTGACTGACTTGATATTTTTAACCTGCTCTGCCAATGCCTTAGAAATAGCGGGACGATCTTCTCTTTTCTCAGATCGTTCTAACCAATCAATATCACTTGAATTGCGAATCAAGTCCAGGGCATCTTTCTCAATATAATCAAGGGTTGTTTCGGTGGGAAACTTCCCTTCCTCTAGGGTGGGAGAGATTATTCTGAAGGCTCCGCAATTAATAAGTTCCATACCGAGAGGATGTCGAGCAATATACTCATAGTCCTCATCAGGAAGCTCTAAATTAGTCCCCGGCAAAATCCAACTCCCTCGTGTTTCCACTGCATCCAAGGAATTCTTTTTAGTTCCCCCACGATTAATGGGGCGAGAGAAACGAATCGGTGAAGTGATAGCCTCCACTGATATTCCGTAAGGAATACGGGGATTGTGAGGATTTAATTTGGGGTCAAAGATGATAGTTTTAGACATTTTTATTCAGGTAATACTACAACGTGCATGGAGAATGGGCGTTTGAGATCAATTCCCCCAAATTTAAACTTGGCACCACGCCAGAAAGAATCAACACCAATGGGGCGAGTATCAGTCCACTTTAACGGTTGATAAATCTTAGCAGAGACTTTTTTGGGATCTCGACGAAAAGCCTGAATAAAGCGGGTGGGAGCTAAACCAATCGACTCTAAATAGTCAGGAGCCATCTCGGACACAACGCCGACTTCTTTGATATTAGGGTTGACTTTTAAGAAATGCTCTAACACCGTACGATCTAATGCGGATGTGCCGATTTGAATAATATCCGAGGAGAGGTGTTCGTAAGTTTCCGAATCCATCAACAATGTGTCCGGCTTCTCTCGGTTATTGGTCAGCCGAGTCGGAGCATTAACACAATCATTCAATACACTCAGTTTTTGCTGTGATGTTGCTGACCCGTTCAAAGGGAAGGGAGCATAAGACCGCAGTGCTTGGGGATGATTCAAGAAACCGGGCATCCCTGTTTCTAAATCTCCATTTGCCACCAACTGATTGATTTTTTGTTGAGCAGCTTCTTGAATTGTCCAGATTTTGTCTTCCTCAATGCTTTCTCCCATCCGACTAACAGCCGCGATGTCATCCTCGGAGACGCTATAGCCTTGTCCCCATTTATGGATCGGCATCTTCATTTCACCATAGACCAGTTCCACTTCGGGAAGGTCTGTGGTGTAGTTTCGGATTAATTTGAACTGCCCAACGTGGCGGAGCCACCGATACCCCCAGGTTTTTGCCCAGGGCTTGTTTTGAATGTTGAGAGGGCAAATAACTCCAGCAGCGAAAGGATAGTCCGCAAGATCGAACTCCTTATCTATCTGAGCCTCTAAATCCATCAGAGCGCCAAAGAACGTCCCGATTTCATCAGCATCTAACCTTGTAGTCCCAGAAAAGTTCATCATAGTTTATAAATTCTTTCTATACAAATTAGGGAACATTGAAGCCGATCAAAACGCACACCGCACCAGTGCTAGTGACTACGGGGGAACACTTGAACTCAGCCTTCGTGGAGATATTAATCGTGCCACTTGTTGCCTTTGTTGCTTTCCCCTCGTGTCCCGCAGCAATAGAGACGTAGACGGCATCATTAATTGTGATATCCGTCTCAACACATTCAACCCAGATCCCTGACGATTCTCCTGTCCGGTCAACCACGTCCATCACATCTTGATATGGGTAAGTCGTTCCACCGTAGCTTACACCTTGATTTATCAAAGGCTGCATTTCGATATCTTTGACGATTCGAGTAATGCCCAGGATTACGTCAGTAGTAGCAGTAGGAAGCCCTGCAACTTTGGGGTTGGTTTCGGTGTTTGCCCTGGCGACAAACCGACCAAAAGGAACAGGTGTGGGAATGGTCATCGCTGTGGTCTTGGTTGCTGTCAAACTAGCACCAGTAACTACCAGTGTGTTCTCGATGCCATAGTCCAATGCCGTGAATAGCACGTTATTTCCACTAACAGCAGCAATCCCACGATGCCCAAAAGCAGGATTTACACGGATTGCATTCAATAATCCTGCCTGCAATTCCGATTGAGTAGCACTAGCATCAGTTGTAAAACGTGCCGTTCCTAATCCGTTATTTAACTTAACGGTATATTCGGTGCTAGAAGCAGGAGAAGCAGGAACCGCCAGAGTCCAGACCTCTTTAGCTGCATTCTTAATGGAAACGTAAGCTTTAACTCTCGGAAAATTGATCGAGCCCTCGCCCATACCAGGAATCGCACGATCAAACTGAAGATTGTAGTTGTACCGCATTATCTAGTAACCCCCATGCGTGTTTTCCCCATTGTTAAAGGCTGTTTATAGGCATCTACCCGCCGTCTCTCCCATTCGGTGAGTTCATCACCATAAGTAATTTGAGCAGGTCTTTTTAGTACCGAATCAAGGCGATGGGAAAACTCCTCGGAGTCTCCATCTTCTTCCTCCTCGTCATCCCCATCCCCTTCTTCTTCTTCTTCACCATCTGGATCGGCAGAAGAAGAATCGTAATTCTCCTGAACGTAGGCAAACACTCCGTCTACATAGGAATCGGATCGGAATGTTAAGTCCATGTTGGGCTCGATTTCAGCTAACAAAGTGCGCTTGATATCGCTCACAGAGAAGCTACTATCAAACCGTGTGTTGGAAAAACCTGGCAGCAAATCGTCGGCTTCTTTCCATATAGCCAAGAGATCCCCAACAGAATCACCCCGATAATTGCTTTCGTCTTCATCGTCACCATCAGCACGAGGTTTGGACTTTTTTTTCTTTCTGGAAGTCATCATTTCTTCATCTTCATTGTCCTCATCTTCCATCATTTCTTCATCTTCATTGTCCTCCAATTCCATTTCTTCTTCTTCGGGAGCAGGAGGCATCATTTTCTTTTTGCCTCCGTCAACACGGACATACTGCCCCATGTCATTCCGGTAATAGCCTAATTCACCTAAGACATTATCAGCATTTTCCACAATGATTTCCAGGTTATCTAACCGAAACTGGTAGTTCTCTTGTGCGGCTTCTAGCTTCCGATTCTCCCGAATCGTAGCGTCAAACCGTGTAACAAGCGAATCGTGGCGTTCCTTTAATTCTTTTAATTCACGGAATCGAGCACTACTAATAGAAGCGAAAACTTCGGGGATTCCCGAATATTCGACTCCATCGCATCTAATTATTGCCATGCGCTGTTCATTATCTCCATTATCATTGGTTTTGTTGGGGTCACTAGGGTTTTCAACAGCTTGACCTGCAACAGCTTGCCCAATCCCCGCAGCACTATCTAATCGGAGACGGGCATCTTCTCCTGCCCTTCCTCGGCTCGTTAAAGCCAAATGATTAGCGCGAACATTGATCTGTTCTCTGTCGTAGTGTTGACCATTCCATACCCCTGCCCCTTGTTTGATATCGCAGGTATATCCCGCAGACAGTTGCTCCTTTTCCCTTGAATCAATTAGGGCGATCGCTTTAGCATCAAAAAACGACACCAAGCCTTTGATCACCCCTTCAGCCTTGTTGTAATAAGCAGAAGAATCAGTCATCCCTACCGTGTAATCTTTGTAGCTTTCGCTATTAAGAAGTCCAACATGGGGATGTTCAATTACCAGGGGGAGGAACTTGAAACTCTCCACTGTGGCCTGATCTGCATTGGTTTCCGGTCTCCTGAGTTCGTGGACTATGGAGCCGTCAGGCTGACGATACTCCAACACCCCGTCACGACAAAAAGACCCTTCACAATGGAGGCGACCATCATCAGTTCTGATTACCCTAAATTTAGTTGGAGCATCAAGCCTGATTTCAACCATTTCTCAATACAAAAAATAATTCTTGTTAAATAATAACGCACCTTATCAGTCATTTAAAGAGGGTGTAAAAAAAATAATTTCTATATAAGAAAATCAACTAAAATTAAACCAATGATTTAGATATAAATAATGACTACTATCAAAAGAGAGTATCCTTCTAAGAAGACACTAGGATCTGGTGCGTTGGCTCCCTATCGCGCTCTTGGTCGGTCAATTCGACGGGATCTTGTAAATGCAAATTTTGGGATGATGGAATTTAGTGAAAAAAGTGGATGGGATTGGCAGACAATTCGACGGATTTTAATGGGGGAGCGGCGGACGGATTTCGTAGAACTATTGATTATCGCTTTGTTAATTTCTGAGGATCAATCAGAGGCGGAACGATTGATCCTTGCTTGGACTAAGGAAACTTTAAAGATTATTGAGCAAGAAATCCCTCAAGAAATCAACCCAGGTCTTATTGATAAACTTGTCGAGATCAACGAAGAGAACCCTTTAGAATAGTGATAATCTCCCGACGATTCCGTTGACTTACTCCTAAAAATTGACGTTTAGGCATTTTCTTAGTGCCTTCTTGTAAATAGGAGCCATAAGGCAATGGAGTCCCTACCTCAACCCTTCCTTTTTCAATCCGATACCGAATAGAAGATCGTAGCAATCCTTGGCGTTGTAATATTTGCATAATAAAACCTCGACTTGCCTTGTATTTGAGGGTTGATGGGGCTAAATGTTCCCATTTTTCTCCGTAGGGATTTTGTTCCTTCTGGAAGTTCTCATCGGTAGAGGCAACCATTAACTGTCCAATTTCATGCAAGGCAGGGGTTAAGTTCTGAACTTTTTTAATTAGTTCGTTGAGATAATTTCTGGATTGATTAGCGTTGAATTTTAGGGATAGCATAGTTTCAATAAGGGAATATATCCAATTTTAATATAGTGAAAGGAAGGGAGGTGTTAAAACCTCCCTTTGTCGCTTTAATTACCCTCGACTAATAACTAACGTTGTGGTTTCCGGTAGCTTCATTTCAGGATAGGTAACACGCCAAACATCATGGGAATACAGACTTTTTGTCTCAAATCTGGGACATGGCACTTTTTTGATTTCCTTGCCCATCTTAATGCTCATAGCCTTGAGCGATCGCCAATTAAAGATTTTTTCTGAGACTTGATTGAACTTAGCGATCCGAACGATGGAAGAATAATCGAATAACTCATCGAGGTTTTTAGAGAGTTCGCTATTTTCCTGTTCAAGCAAGGCTTTTTCGGCTTCTAATTTTTCTAACTCTAACGCTAACCGTCCAGCCTCTAGGAGTGCTTCGGCATAAGTCTGAGGTAATTTAGGCTGTGAATGCTGTTTTGGATTCGTTGACCATTCGTGAACCCATTCCTCAACCATTAAGCCAAAGTCATCAGACAGCCAGATAGCAAACCGAGTTGCAAGTTTTGGATGCAACCAAGTTCCCCCACCGTTTTCAGGAGAACCCTGAAACACCTGATATAACTGATTTACGGGAATTCCCAACTTTGAAGACAGGTGATCTAAAGACTCCTTTGTTCTTTTGTTGGACAACCATTCGTGGACTCGACGGGATTGTCCTGTTAACTGTTTGTGCGCTTGAGCCAATCGAGTTGCGTTGATATACCCATTAGACTCCTGTTGTCCAACACTTAAT